CAACAGAAACCAGTTTGTACTGGACGGCTTAAGGCACTAAGACTTCAAATTTTTTCTGTCCGTAGTAGGACAGGTTGCTGATAGAAACTCCAGACTTATTGCCTTTAACAGCCACAACAGCTTTAATCTCTTTGCCTTTGAGCATGTCTTTAGCAGCAACATTAATATTGCTGCTAAACTCGCTGATCGATAGCGTTTGACCGCCTGTTTTGAACTCTGTTAAGAAGTTTTCATATTCTTTCTCAGTGGCGAAGCTTGCACCCTTATAAACCGGCCCATCGTACCCAGGCACCTTCTCAAGCAGTGCCTCAAGCCCGTCAAGCTTGTCGCTGATTTTGCCCTTCAAGCTCAGATCACTTAGCTTTTTGCTCCCAGCATCAGTCTCAGTCCATTCATGAATGCCCGCTAGCGCGTACTTAGCCTCTTGGTCTGTGAGTCCGTACTTCTTCAGTTGCGCTATCGATTTTTTCTCGTAGGCATCCATTTTTTTGTTATAGTCGGACTCCGTAGTGGAGTTCTCAAAAATCTCGTCTGGATTTCCGTTGTACTCAAAAGTCTCGTCATGACTCTTCAGGCCATTGCCCGCGATCGCCTGAGCCTCTTTCTTGGCCTTGGCTTTGGGTACCTTCGGTGCTTTTTCAGATTTTTTCTTAGCCTTCGTAGGCTTCTTCTCTTCAACGGCCTGCTCTTTCGCCTTCTCAGCAGCAGCCTTTTCTAGCATGAAAGGATCTGCCGCCAACAGCTTGGCCTTGTCAACCAGATAGCCCTTCCCAGGCGACCATACCGGCTTTGGCGCGGTCGTCATGCCTGCCTTTTTCTCGAAATACGTTGGCCCTTTATTGGCCTTGCCGCCCTGCTTCTCTAGAAGCGCCAGCCCCTCGTCGTGGAAGTCCTTTACCCACTCGTTGCTGGTCAGCCCCAAATCCTCCCAATGAGGAGAGAAGGGCGCGGCGTAGCACCTACACCCGCCGTGGTAAGGGATGCTCGCTTCATCGAGCCGATAGACATTCCCGTTGCGATCGCCGCAATACGGACACAGCCGCCCGTCAGCCGTCGCAATACTCTGAAAATACTCAATTCCGTTGGTCTTGTAATTGACCTTTGCCGCCTCATTCTGCGCCCGATTGATCTCCGTGCGAGCAATGTTCTCAGCCCGCCCCTTACTCACCCCTAGCCGCTGCCGAAGCTGCCCCGCCACCTTGCGCCCGCCCGCCCCGGTGGCCAACCCCTGAATAATCAGGTACCTGGCCTCGGCCTTAAACGCCTGGTCTTTGCCCACCACCAGTTCAGCAGCATTCTTCGCAGCCTGGGCGATCGCTTCAATGGGCACCTTGCCGGTCGCCGTCACAAAGCTGTCGCCGCCCCGCAGCCGCATTAGCTCATCAGAGAGCGTTGTGCCTTCGCCAGCCGCAGCGCCCAGCACTTTTTCATAGACCTTCTCCAGTGCTGGCTTCACCGCGTCCATGCTGGAAGCGCTCAGCACTGTCTTGAGTTCGTCGAAGAGCAGCAGGGCTCGCTGATTGGCAAGCAGGTTGGGCTGGGCGGCGGCGGTGTAGTTGGGATACGCCGCTAGAAGCTGCTTTTCGAGCTGGAGATAGGAGTTTGTCAGCGCCAGATTCATACTGGCGATCGCATCAGCCTCTAAGCCAGCTAGCGCTTTGTCTGTACGGGCGATTAAACTGGCGGCAGCTTCGGACACGCGAAATCGTCAAAACGTCTCGCGAGGGTTCCTAGAAGCCGGTTATTCTGTTTTTAGCGGGGCTGAGATCGGCATCGACGTAGCTTAAGCGTTAAGCCTGCTACGGACTTGGGTTCGACTCCCAACAGCTCCATAAGTTTCAGAGTCTCAGCAAATCCTCAAGCTGAACTCGTTTCCGAAAATCTGAAAATTCTTGAAGTAGCCCATTAGCTACCTCGGCTGAAACGTCTAGCTTCTCCTTCAGAAACCCGTAGAAGAAGCAGTCGGACTCTGCTGCCTCGGCACACTCAATTAACCATCTAGCGTGATTTTTGACATCTTCTACGGGCAATCTATCAAGCTTTCCATAAAGCTCTATTTCCACCAATGGTTGCTGGGTCTTCCACCCAAATATCGGCCTAATCCCTTCGGGTAACGGTGGACGCTCTTCTCTCATCAGCATCATTACTTGATAGAACGTCTTCTCGATCTCTGTTGGTTTTTTGCCAAAACCTTTCGGCTTGTGATCTTTTAGCCCAGATACCTTAAGAGCAACTCGCGCTTCTGTCTCAGCGATCGCGGAGGCGAGAAATAGCGCATTGGCTTGCTCTCGCGCTTCTAGCAGGGTCAGCAACCCCTCTGTTTCGTTGCAATACCAGGCCACCATTGGAGTTCTTCTATCCGCTGCAACCGTTGAATAAAGATGCAGCACGTTTGGGCCAGGATCTTCGGGCATCAGCGGCTTCATGAAATCTCTCCACGCTTCCGCAGCCAAATCTCACACTGACTCATCGCTACATCCAATCCAAAGAAGTAGCGCGGCCACAGATCAGCGGCATCTACCGTCATTGCGATTTCATCTAAAACATTTACCATGCCAAGCCAATCGCCCCTATCAGAGTAAGCTGGCTCTGGCCGAAGCCAAACCCAGCAGTGCTTTGCTTTAATTACCCAGCAGCCAAAACTGTCTTTCTCCCAGCGTTCAAATTGGGCGTTACTCGCGGGCTCCATATCAAAATCTCCCCATAAAACTCTTCTTGGCTGAGCGTCCAGCCACCCATAAGCAGCCCTAGCAGCAGCTCTCCTGATGCCAGGCCAGTGGCCTCAGCCAGCGCCCAGAAACCCACTGGCTGACTCTGCGCGGCCATTGCCGCAGCTATGGCATTTTGCCACGCCTGCGGGTCTTCTGGGTGGGCAATGCCCAGCACTTCGGACACGTCCGCGAACGTGTTCGGAGACTCGCGATCAAACGGCTGCGATGGCGAAGCCTTCCAAGGGAATCGCGCCCTCCCCTGCCTCGGCAACGCAGGCAGCACCGCCTCACTCACCATCTTCCCCGCCGTAAAGTAGTAGGGCTCGTCAACAAAGCCACTCAGCCAGTCGGCCTCCAAGGAAGGCTCTTTACCCCACGCCTCTAGGTCGTCGAGGGTGTCTTGAGCGCGATCGCAAAACCCCTGGGCATCTGCCAAGATCTGCTCACCGGCGAGCCGCAATTGCTCAGCTCTATCCATGCCCTTCGGCCTCCTTGCAAAGCGGACAGAGCGCCACCGGCAACCTCACCTCACGCACCGCTGTGGCCGTCCCGTGCTGCGCCTTCACCACCCCGATCCACTGCTGGAGCACGCCCCGTAGCTTCTCTGCGTGCATCCCCTTGCAGTGCTTGGGCTCAACAGTAGCGATCAGCTCACCGCCGTCATACACCTCGATGGCGACGGCATGAATCGGCCCGTCAGCAGCGTCACGGTAGAAGACAACGTGGGCGGTGCAAGGCTGTTCGTATCCCAGCAGCGGCAGGTCTAGCCGAGTGACTTTGCGGACACGTTCACGGACGTATCCAGCCTGCTTTTTGGCGATGCGCTGACTGCGGTTGCGATAGTGCGATCGCCTGGCAATACAAGCCTGCCCAGCCCAGCAGTCGCGCTGCGCGGCCTCATGGTGAGATTTATTCGTGGCACAGCCCTGGCATTTGCGATTTAGGGCTCTGGGCATTTCCCCGCCCACCAGTCCTCAGCACTCAAAAACGGCACCCCAGCAGCCTCAGCGGCGGCCTTATCTTCAGGGCGATCGCCCGCCATTAAAATTTTGCTGACCAGGCCACCCTCTTTTCGATGCTGAATGATTGCCGCCATGAGCATCCCTGGAGCCGGTTTACGGAAGGCTCCGGCTAAGTGCCTATAATCCTCATGCCCCCAAAGCGCTGTTATGCGGCGCTCGCCCTCAAATCGAAAACATTGCTCACCCTTGTCAGGGCAAGCGTAGATCGAGTGCAGCCAAGGGCAAATAATCATGGTCTGGATCTGTTCGTCGGCCATGTTCTCTAACGACTTGTATCCATACAACACTCCGGCTTGATTTGTGATGCCATAGGCTCTCCACTCATCGGCAGGATAGTGCTGCATCGCCTTCGCAGCCCCAGCAATCATCTTTTGATCCTCCGGCTTGTTGATAAACGTTTCGCCGCTGATTGTTTCGCGAACTGTTCCATCTAGATCTAGCAACAAAATTCCGGTGGGGCTCATCAGACCTTCCTCATTCTCAATTTGCTATATCGGCACGTAAATTTAGTCTAACCTTTGTCTAATCATAGCCGACTGATTGCCCCTGTGCCAGTCGGAAAAAGACGCACCGCCTATCTGAGGCTGAAACGACCGAAGCTCATTGCCTAGTTGCAGCCACCCGCAGACAATCTGGCGCGGCCTAAACTCTTGTAACTATTGACTCTAAACGGTTTCAAGTCCTAGTGATTGACCTAGCCAAGTTGTTAGGACTGTTTCTGGACTAAATCACAAATTGAGACGCTGTGACAGTCCAGCCGTAATACAGTCAGGTCTAAAAATGAGCAACAAAAAACCCGACGAAAAAACGTCGGGATACAGGCTTTAATCCACTTAGTTACGAGCTTTCAGCCTAGCAGATTCTTCACCGCAATCTTCTGGTCAAGCACCGTCAGGCTCAGTCGCTCAACAGCCTCCTTGGCGGCCCGCTCAATCAGCGCTGGAGACACGCCCTCGTCAGCGAATTCCTGCACATAGCCCAGCGCGATGTCATGCACCGAGTGCTCGGTGATGCGCCCGGCCATGATGTCTTGATCTACGTAGGGTAGTACTCGCAGCGCCAGGCGCACGCTGGGTCGAAGCTTATCTGTGTAGCGCTTGAGGAGCAGAGCGAGTGGAGTAGCCAACAGACCAATGACAGCGGAGATGAGAGCGTCTGAAAACATAGAAAGCCAATTCAATCGGACTGTCTAAGGTTCCTAGCTTTCAATCTCCAGACTAAAAATAGTCGTGGGGCGGCCCGGCTTCCCTTTCAGCCCAGTGCGCACGATAGGGATACCTTCCGCCTCCATAACTCCAAGATACTCAAAAACTGTATGGGCGCTGCGCCCAATGCAACGCCCAATCATTTCAGCATCTCCTGAGCTAGTGCTGATGACATTCAAGATTTGATAGGCAGTGTGCAAAGACATCCTATCGTCATCCCCTGGGGCTTCCTGGGCTTGCCAACTGCGATAAAGGCTCAGAATATTTTCCCTCAAATAGTCCTTTGTGCAGTCGTCCATCTTTACTCAGGAATGGCTTCCCCGACATCAAAGCAAAAAAACAGCCCTAAACGCAAGTAGCGCTAGAGCTGTGGGGTGTTTCACTACAAAATTGGGACTAGAAGTAGAACTAGCTAGGCTCTACACCATCGAAGTCAAGATCTTCGAGATCCTCAGTCGTTGCTACTGATTCAGCGATCGCTTGAACAGCGGCCACCAGCACTTCGTTAGAGGTCGCTACGGCGGGATCGCCAATGGCAGGATCTTCGAGAGCCGGAGGGGTTTCGATGTCGGAGTCAATCACAATCTGAGCCAACTCATCGGCAGGGCCGTTGAGATTGACTGCTGTTTGTAATAGCTCAACGGCTTCAGCACTCTCGCTGGTCAGCTCTGCGTTTTCGCCCTTCAACTCGGCATTCTCGGTCTTCAATTCGGCATTTTCAACGCGCAGTGTATTCACTTCTTCGCGCAGCTTCGCATTGTCGGCCTTAGTCTCAGTGAGTGACTTGGCGCTGTTAACCAGCACCGTAACAAACACTGAAACGGCTTCTAATAAACGCATACAATGTCTCCGTAAAACAGAAATGAGATAGCGAAGGCAAGATAGCAGGGCTATCGCCTCCCCACATCAGTTCCCTTACGGAGATCAGCGACGACGGAAAAGCCCGTAAATTTTGTCGCCCAGCAGATCTCGAACAATCTCAATACTCGGCGCGGGCAAATGCAGCTCAAATTCGCCTGCCTGCTCTTGAAACACACAGGTGGCGATCGCCTGACTCTTCAGCCCATCCGGCACCCGCTGAGGCTCCACAAAGTAACCCGTCAGCGGCAACTGATCCTCGTCTGCGCCTGGGTAAAAAATGTGCTTTGGCCGCCCGTCATTTTTGAGATACGCGACCACGACCAGCGGCTGCAAGTTTGGCGTAGGGTTGCCGAGTGCATCCGTCACCAAAGTGCCGTCACTCACCTGAAAGGTAAGCGTGGTTTTGGTGAGCAGGCTCAAAGCCAGTGGAGAAGTCATCGGCCAGAGCCTCTATGCATAACTAACCCCGTACCACTCGCACACGATGCTGGCCACCAATGAGCCCATCTAGGCCCAATAGCTGCGCCAACTGCGATCGCACCCTTAAATACTCAGCCTTCTGATTCGCGGCCACCGCGCCCGCAGCCCACTCCAAAACGTCGGCCTTAATCAGCGCCCCCTGCCCAGACTGAGCTGAGCTAGAGTACGCCGCTAGCTGCGTTTCGTAATCGGTCAGCAGCGCCTCAACGCGCGTCACCATATCCTCGCCGCCGTTTAGCTGCGCCTGGTCAAGCGCCCGCTGTACCCGGTCGATGTAGTTAGTGGAATTGGTCAAATCGGCGGAGACATCCACCACCGGCAGCTCCAGCGCTACCAGCACACGATTTCGAGTAGTCGCGGCGAAAGGCATTTACCCGGCCTCGGCAAAATGGGCGAGCACCTTGCTCCAGTCAGTGGTGTAGGGGTGGGTGATGACCTTGGCATTAAGCGCGATCGCATCCGCCAAAGTCACATAGCCACCCTCGGGCCGATTCTCCAAAATGACCCGACTTGCACCCTTTCCAATCGTCGGCAAGTCGCTCAGAGAGCCCTCGTCATCAGCCTGATTTAAACGAGCCAGCAAAGCAGCCTCAGCGCCAGCCACCACGGCCAGCGCGTCAGCCTGATTAAGCGCCACGAAGGTGCCGCTTGGAAGGCCCATAGCCGCCGCTGCTAAGCGGCGAGCCCGATTAAATCCAGAGATGCCCATGACCTACCCGTTGGTTTTCAGTTCGAGCAGACGAACGTTCTTTTTCTCGTAAACCCGTTGCCAGCCAGCCGCCGCTTGCAGCTCAGTGTTTGTCGGCGACTTGCCCGCAACCGGCGCAGCACCCGTCCACTTCACGCCGCGAGGGTGCAGGATCATGTGACGACGGTTCACAAAATATTCATCGCCTTGAAGCACGTCGCGGTCAGTCTCGACCGGCGTTTTGGGCTGGCCTTCGCCGTAACCGACTGCGCCCAGGCCGAACATGTAGGTTGAGTAAACAAAACCGTTGGTAGCAGCAGGGACTTTGGGCAGCGTGTCATCGACAATCAGCGTCCGGCCCTTGTAGCGCTGAATCACAATCCCCTGCTCAGAGGGCTGCTCAAATTCGATCACGTCCTGCTTCAGCAGCTCGTGGTAAATGTCGCCGTGCAGAGCGATCGCAGCAATCGCATCCAGCTCGTCGCCCATCAACTTAAACGAGTCAATGGCGGCATTAGAGCTGATTAGGTTTATCGCAGTGGCGCTGTTGCCAGCAGGGATGGAGAGATTGCGAACATGCTCACTGGCCATCAGCGTCGAAGCAAACACACCGCGCAAGGTCGAGATCAGCAACGCCTGGAAACGACGCGCCCAATACTCGCCGACCAAGCCAGCGATCGCCTCAGCCGGGTCGGTACCCGCAATCGAACCCGCTAGGTCATTTGTGCCCCAGGCTTTCGCTCGATAGTGTTTCACCGCCATGTCTTGACGAGCCTGAATCTTTCCAGGCGTGAGCGGCGTGAGATCCGACTCGACCTCGTCATCACCCGTCAAATCACTGAAAAATGGCATGTTGACGGTATGCCCGCCACCTGTGGCAAGTTCGTCAAACTGTGGAGTTTGTTCAAGAATTCCTGATTGAACAAGAAGACTCTTTTCTTTCGTCTTCTCGATCATGTAGGGGAGCCAAATAGACGGCTCAATAATATCCGCAACGCGAGTGGTCATAATGCCTTATGGGTTTAAGAAAGTTGTAGGGATTTTCCTTACGCCATTGGCACGGCCTGTGGCGGCGGCTCACAGAGCCCAGTTGCTGCAAAGTTCCCGTAAGCCCTGGCCATGCTGGGGCTTACGAGAGGCTTGTAGGAGAGTTAGATCGAGAGCGTTTCGCCAGCGTCGCTAGCCAGCTTTCTGGCCTGGTCTGGGTTGCTCTTTATCAGCTTTGTTTTCTCGGTGAGACTCATCTCGCCCCACTTCTTCTGCTTCCCACTGCCGCGCTGCCCTGGCCCGCCCCCGCTGCCAGAGCGGCCAGAGGGCTTGAAGTGGTGCTGGTTTTCGGGGTCGTCTGCTAGGTACTTCACGTACTCAGGCAGAGTCATTTTTTTGTAGTCCACCTCAGCGATGATTTTGTCACTCTCTTCATCGCGCTTGATCACGCCCGCACCATATAGCCCCCAGAACTGATTGGGGCTAATGATGCCGTGAGTAGCCTTGGCAAACTCGGCGATCGCTTCGGCCTTGAGCTGAGCCTGCGCCTGTTTCTGTTTGGCAATCTCGGCCTGTTCCTTCTCTTCCTGCCGCTCTTTCTCCAGTGCGGCTAGGCGATCACTAAACTTCTTCTGGTCGGCTTCGTAGAGCTTTCGATATTTTGACTCAGCGTCAGACTCTCCATCAGCCGCTTGCTCTTTAATGCGAAGCAGCTCATCGATGTCCACGTCTTCGTGGCCTTTGAACTTGGCGTATTTTTCTTTGAGGGTTTTAGCCTCTCCCAGCAGCTCGTCTCGCTTGGCAATGAGCTTGGCTTTCTCAGTAGAGAAGCCCCCCACCTCGCCTTCAAGTCGGCGGACTTCTGTCGTAATGTCGCCCTTGAGATAGGCGATCGCAGCGTCTAAATTCTCGAAATCTGTCTTAATTTGAAATGGCATGTTTTCCCACTGGGAGGGCACGGCCCTAAATACGTCGCGGCTAGGGTTCCTGTGCTCTGAGTGCCAAGGATTTTCGTGAAAGCTGGGTGAAGATCTCGGAATTTCCTTTCTTCAGAGGAAAGAATAGGAAATCTTGTTAGAAGTTAAAAAATATGTTGTTCAGAGTTACAGATGCAGCAAAACGTCGCCGACTTTAGGCAACTGCCCAAGGCCGAATGGTATAAGGTCAATCAAGATTACTTTGTGATGAACGGTGAGCGTTGCTATGGGGTGGTGAGGCTCGCCGTTGAAAGCTATCTAGCCAGCATCGTTGGCGCGCCTAAAGGTTCAGTAGGCGGCGACTTAGGCCGATTTTTTTCTATTGAAGAGGCTAAAGCTGATATAGAACAATGGCTCCTTGACCATCGCCAGATCGGGATAGAAGCGGTGGCCACTGACGCTGGCGTAGTGACACGCCTGGCCCCGCTCAAACCAATTTTTATAAATCCTCTTCAATGCCCGGTTTCACCGGCTGAGTCTCCTTAGAAAACTCAGCGGCGAGGCGCTGCTGCTCGGCTTCAGGATTCCAATCGTCGGGCAGGCCAATCTCGCCCCGCTTGATGATTTCATGAAATGTCTCCGTGCTCAGCCGCCCTTGAGCCACAGCGGCGACGACGGCGCTCAGCATCTGCGGGGTAATTTGGGTGATATCGAAGTCCCGATTAACCTGGCAGGTCGGTGGCTCTACGCCCAGATAATCGGCATGGAACCTGAGCGCATTGTTGAGCGTGTTCTGCAAGTTCTGCGCCACGCCAGCCAAGATGCTGTTGCCCTGGCTCTTGTCAATTTTTTTGGCCTCGGCGCTCTCACCCACATTCTTTTGATGGGTCAGCGTGCTGAGCCCTAGGGTGGCCATTTGCTGCTCAATGGCGGCAATGCGATCGCTGCCAAACTGCAACGAATCCACCCGGCACACCAGCCAGTCAGCGCGGGCCTCGGTGTTGGTGAAAACGAGCGCCTCGTCAGACGTGCCGAGAATATCCTGGTCGTCCTGATAGCCGAACAGAGCCAGCTTAGGGTGCATGGTCAGGCGCAGCGCATGGTCTAGGTCGCTGCTGATTTGATAATGCTTGATATTTAAATACGCAATCTCCAGCATGGGCGGCTGCTTGGCCGCGCGTTTTTTGCGGCTGGTGTGCAGCAGCGTGCACGGGATATAGGGCAAAGAGATGTCCATTGGGCCATCATGCAGCGCCCAGTCCCCATCGGGCTTCTCTGGGTCGGCAGGACGAAACAGGCGGCAGGTTACACCGCTCTCATCGCGGCTATACACGCGCACTTGAGGGATTTCCAACTCACCAAATTCACCATCTTCTTCGCAGATGGTCTGCTTCACTCGCAACTGAGTGAGGATCTCCATTGAGCCCTCCATCGTCGTGCGGTAACCGATAATTTCGTCGGCCCGGTAAAGCACCCAGTAGGGCCGCACCCCGGCCTCAGTCTCGTCGAGCCGGGTGGTGAGGTTGCTTGTGTCGGGAAAGTCTACAAAAATGCCTGCATGGCCGTAGTCGAGGGCTGTCTCTAGCAGGTCGCTGGCGAAGCACTGAAGATTGTCGCCCTGCATGTTGAGATCGTCGAGCTGAAGCGCGATCGCTTCCGCAATTTCCGGGCCTAGCGTCACCGGCTTGCGTAGCACCATGCCCACCAGGCCAGCAATTAGCCGCTCATACCAGGGCGTGAGCACTGTCTTGCCCTTGCGCCGGTCGTAGGCCGACGTATCCTCCATCGGCTCTTGTGGCAGGAATGCAGTCGAGCCCCGCATGGCCGGTGTGCCGCCGCGCACCGCGTCGATAATTTTCCAGTGAGGCAGCATGGCCTCATAGGCTTTGCTCGGCGTTGCAACATCGTTGTCTGCCATGAGTTCTGAGGGCTATTGGAATCGCCTCAGAGTTCCAGAACGCTGTTAGTCTTGCTCGACCTCGTAGATTTCGTATTTGGGTTTTCTCTTTCCCTTTTTCTTCGGCGGGAATAGCAGTTTTTGAATCAAGAAGATTAGGGCGATCGCCCAGAGCAGCAAAATGATGGGGATAAAGCTCACGAATCTTTAAACCTCGTGCGTGCCGTTACAGGAATTGGCTCAGTCTAATCAATAAAGCTTCAATCCACTTCGCTTGATTTCATGTTTTGGCGGCAACCGGAAGCCAAACACCACCGCGTCGCCCGCGTCCGGGCTTCGGTGCAAGCGCTTGCGAGTTTTGGCCTTATCTTCCATGCGAATCTTGCCGCTGCTGGTGTGTTCGTAATACACCCCGGCCAGGTCTTCGGCCACCATGTCTTCAATCTCTCCGAGTGGCGCGATCGCAATCTCTTCTTTCCGCAGCGCCTCTCGCAAATTCCAGAAGTCCTCGGCCTTCGCATTGAGATAAATCGCTGGATCACTGGCAGCCTCACCCCAATGCACCCCGTGAGCGCTCAATCCCTGCTCCACCAGCAGGCCAATCACACCCGAGCCA